GTTGAGTTTCTTTATCAATACCAGCATCATGTTAAACGGTTTATACCGTTTAAACAAGTACAACGAGGAGGAAACTCATTACTAGAATATCGTGGTTCCACTGAAAAGTGGGCCCCTTTATTCCATAGTAATAAGCGTGTTCGCCAGTCTGATGACATTCTTGCAGAAATGCAATATGCCAATGGACAGGAAAACTACACGTTTGCTTGGGAGTACAATGAGCTTTATGCTCCTGTAGTCAAAGGCATACATGGTCCTCTCGTAAGAACAAACGTAAAACCTGATAAACATCTGTATGGAGGTGAAGTTCACTTCCTTCAGGAGCCGGGACTTAAAATGCGAGCAATCGCATCTCCGTACCGGATTCATCAGTTGGCACTCAAGCCTCTTGGTGACGCCATTTATGACGTTGTTAAGAAGTTGGAGTGGGATTGTACGTTTGATCAACAGAAAGCAATACCTTGGATCCAGAGATCCTTGTCAGTTGGAAAGAAAGTCCACAGCATAGATTTAACTGGAGCAACAGACTATTTCCCGTTAGGGATTCAGCTTGAAACTCTACGTGTTCTATTTGGTGACTTACTCGATATCAAACTAGTCGAAGAAATCTCTCGACTCAGATGGAAATCTGAGAAGGGTGATATTCAGTGGAAACGTGGCCAACCCCTGGGATTATACCCAAGCTTTGGTATGTTTACATTGACACATGGTTTAGTTCTCTCCTTCCTGTTAGGGAAGAAGTACGACCATGAGTTCTTTGTCGTAGGTGATGATGTCGTCATACTTGATGACACCTTGTACACTAAATACATGGAATTTCTTTCATGTACTAAATGTCCTTGGAGTCCCTCTAAGTCATTATCTAGTGAAAACCTTGCGGAATTCGCTGGAAAAATAGTCTTAAAGGATCAAGTGATTCCATCTTATAAATGGCGGAAGATATCAAATGATAACTTCCTTGACATTTGTAAGAATCTGGGCCCACAGTCTGCCGTGCTTTTGACAAAGGCACAGAAACGTGTGTTTGACACTGTCAAACACTTAGTGGAACCAATCGGTCTTAATATGTCTTACCCAGGGTCAAACCTGAGTGAGATGATAAAACAGACTGATTTATTTCTGCGTAAATGTGAAGAGCACGTAATGAGGTCACTTGTTGATCTCACTCGTGTAATCCATAAGAATTCTTATGGTTCTTACACTCCTTATGCTCTTGATGTTGATTACGTCAATGAACTTAAGGCTACCTTCGACGAGAAGGTAGATATCGTATTCCAGCAGACAGTGTTTGCGCGCTGTAAGGCGCTCTGGCACTGTGTTGCAGAAATACCCCAGGCTCTTGGTTTATCACCAAGATTACCTGTAGAATCGTATTCCCCTAACAGGGTTTCGACTCTATTGCGGTATGAGAGACTTGCCGGCTACAAGTAGTAACCTG